TCCTCGAACTGCCGGCCAGTGGTCAGCGTGTTTATCCACGTCGGCACCGTCCCATCCACGATCACTTCAGCGGCTGGCTGACGATCCAAGCCGAGCGTCATCAGGATTTGAAATCCGGTCAACAGTTCGCGTTTCAGCCAGTTCATTTTTCATTTCCTCAAGTCGTAAGATTCCGGCCATGACCTTGCCGGGCGGAGCTTTCGATGCCGTCGCGCTTGGCCCTGCTCGCGCTTGCTGAAGCGGTTTGGCGCCTTCAGCATTTCGATTACGAGCGGTCGTAATGGCCCATGCGAACGGGTTCGATTTACCGGGTGATTCGAGATACGTGTCACGCAGTGCCTCCGGTGACACGCCCTCGTCCAGCGCGGCCAGCAGGTCGGGGTTGCTTGGGTTAACCCGCTCACACCCAGCGCTTCTCATCAGCAAGCACGCTCGCCCTGCCGGAGTTCCTTCCGGAGTGCTCGGCTCGGTGTACGGAATAGTCGGAGCGAGCGAGCTTTTACTGGAATCAGGAATCAGGGAAGGGGAATCAGTTACAAGCCCGGCTGAACCAGTGCATTTCTCGGCTGCGTCTAGCCTAGGATGTGCTTTGTCATTGCCTAGGTTGTGCTTTGTTTCGGCTGGAGCCGGTATGACACTCGGAACCTCACGCTGGTGCGGGTTCTGGTGCTGAGAAAACTCTGCTACCGCGATATACCGTTTACCCTCAACCGAGTAGCGAACGATGAATCCGCGGTCAGACAGCTCGCCAAGAAGATCTTCGATGTCACACTCGTCGTAAGGCAGGCACTCAGCCTTCAGGCGTTTGGGGCGATCTTCCATGCGGCCTTCCCTGTCCGCCTCGCACCACAGGCCGGCGAAGAGGATTCGAGTCAGCGGATTGCACTCGGCAAGAAGGTCATTCTTGAAGAAGCCAGGCTTGATGTTGCGGGCTCTGCTCATGGCGCTGGCCCAAGCAGTTCACGCAAGCGCGCCATATGCCGTTCTGCCGCTGCCTCGCGGATCTCTTTTCCGGTGTGCGCTACAACGTAGGCATGAATCACCTCTTGAGCGCAGCCAAAGCAGTTGCGATAGATGTCGGAACCACTGAAGCGAAGAACTTTCCAGTTGTGCTTTTGCAGGTAGCGATCACGCTCCTTGTCCTTTGACGCCTGCTCCTTAGTTCGCTCGTGGAAGTCGTGACCATCGATTTCAATGGCGATCTGATATCGACCCTTTTCACCTTCGCCCTGAATCGAGAAATCGAGACGATAGGGGCCATAGACCTGCTGGCTTTCAAGACGACGCGGCAACGTCGCTCCATATCCGCCGACCATCCACACAACTTCATAGGCGCCCTGGAATAAATCTTCCATGGGTGACTCGACCGAACCCCCGCGGGTACCTTGATCGCAAACCCACTGCTGCCACGCTGGAGCGACTGAGTTCATGCCGCACCACCCACAAAAACCATCGACCGATACCGCGTGCAGATGCTCGCGTGACGCTTGGGATGCACGCCACAGCCATCCTTGACCATCAAGCCTTCCCGCTGCGCTCGCGTGTAAATACCGCCCCATGCGCGCTCGTTGACGGGCTGCGGGAACGTCGGGCAGGCATGACTTGCCGCTGTCACTTCATAGCCGCAGAAATGGCTCTGGTAGCGCGCGAAGTCAGCGAGAAATGCATAGGCCTTGTCGGGCCAGTCGATGCAGTCGGACTCGGCGTGTTGCAGAGCCGATGCCATGCCGGCGTCACGATCAGCGCGCGCCTGGGCAAAATCGATAGTTGCTTGGTCGAACATCACTCCACCTCCCGCCTAACCTGTTTGGGATCGAGTCCCGATTCATGAGCGACCCGGCGTGCTTCGTCACGGGTGCGAAACCAGAGGCCAGGCGTTCCGTCTTCTTCAACGATCACCCAGCCGGGGATGTTGTCGGGGGATTTCATGCGGCACCTCCAGCAGCAACGAAGCCGAGTCCACTAAGACTTTCAAGGCACACGCCAAAGCCAAACATCGCGCTCCCATGGCTTGCGGCTTCCTGTCGTCCGTTCTCTCGTAGAACTCCGAAGCGAAGGCGCGCTTGAACAAGCAAAACTGACGTGCATGCATGCAGGCACGTCTGGAAGGTCCTTGTTTCGGTGTGAGCAGGCATCAGCAAGACGACCTTGCGCTGCTTACCTTCGCTGATGCACCGAGCGGCCCAGCGGTTACGCGCTTCGCCATACGGTGGATTGCACCAGACCGTCTCTGCATCCCATGGAAGCGCACAGCCGTCCATCGGCTGGTGGTAGAAGATATCGGCACGCGTCGGGTTGTCGGGCTCAGTACAAGGATCAAGGCCGATGCCGCCAAGCAAAGCGCGTACTGGCTCAAGCACATAGCTAGGCGTCAACATTGCCTGACGCGCATGGCTATCTGGACGACGACGTTTGGCGTTGTCGAAACGATGTGCTGCAACGCTCATAGGCCACCGCCTGTGGCTTTCTGGATCGCTTCGTGAGCTATGCAGCTGTTGCACATCTTGTCAGCAAGGTATGGGGCGTCCGGCGTACAACCCTGTTTGCGGCATGCCCCATATCCTTCAGTAGACCTTTCGCAACTGCCGCTATCTATCTGCTGAAGCGCCTCCAATAAATCTGGAGAAGACGCGATCAACTGAGCGTTCTCAAAATCGTTCAATCCCTGCGGAGAATTCTCAATCCCGTCGCACGCAAGAATTCCGTAGTTGTCGGTAGTCGAAACGAGCGCCCACGTCGGATTTTCCTCGCCTGTCTTATAGACGTTCGACCAAACCCAGGGGCCGGGCGTATACGCGCTCATATCCGAAACCCCCTCAACGCCCTAACAGCCTCAAGGAAGATGCGGCGCTCGCGGAAGGTGAGGAAGAAAGTTTTCATGCCTTCATTCCCGTTTCAGCGCGCAACTGGCTGAGCATCTTCTGCCTGGCGTCGCGCTCGTTTTGGCGCAGGCGATTGGCTTCGATAGCCTCACGCGATAAACGGGCGATGGCGGTATAGATTTCGCCGAGAACGAAGTCGATGGGATCGTTGCGGCCGGTATCGGTGATGGTCATGCGGCTACTCCGCGCAGTGCATCGGTGAGAACACGGTTCTTGAATTCCAGCTCGACAATCCGCTCTTGGCTGATGCGATCTCGCCGCTCGGCTTCGGTTTCCAGCAGCACAAGGCCGTGGCCGTACTGGTGAGCCAGCCAAGACAGCGGCATAAGGTTCTGGCCTATCTCCATTACCCGGCGCATCTCATCGACAGACCAGGGCTTCTGACCGTTCTTCTTGCAGCTGTAAGCGCCAGCGTCGACGCCCACCTTGCCGGACGCCTGTTTGTCGTTCTCGAACCTGCACAGATCAATGGACAGGTTCATTGCGCCGCGAAAATTCGGCTGCGCGATGATTACGTTGCGCTCAATCGGATAGGCGTCCATCCGAAACGGCAACTGGGGTTCGTCAATGGGTGTCATGACACATGTCTCGCGTTGTAGATCCCCGTGGGGCCAAAATTTTTCAAATGGAAACGAACCGAAAAAGAAAAGCCCTGCCAGCGGTAAGCTGTGCAGATATCAATAAGGGCGGCAGTACGCATGGAAAATTTCCTTCTGGGACTCATCTCAGGAATCCTTTTGATGGCTATGAAGGAAATTCCAGCTATCGCACTGAGCAAGCCGAGAGCGTTCGAAGAACTGGTTCTCTTGAGCCAAAAAGCCCTGTTCTTCGGAGCTTTTATATTTGCAGTCGCCAGCATCTGGAATCTGATAAATCCAGACTCGGAGCGCTTGCTTCTTTGGTACGAGATAGGTTGCTTTTTCGTGCTCTTGCACGCGATCCCAAGATGGATCGGGGAGATCGCGATCAAAGTGAGCAAACGCGATACCGACCAAGGCAACGCTCAGAGCGCCAGCAAGAAAGCCGCGTTCAAACCCTACAAGCCACGTTTCTCTCGTCGGAAGTGACATCAGGCAGCCTGCCGCTTGGCTTTCGGGGCTGGGCCGAATACGTCGGGGCGCAAGTCGTAGCGTGTGACAGCGCCAGAGGTGAGTGTCTCGATCGCTATGCAGCGTTCGGCGGGCACTCGCTTGCGCTTACGCCATTCGGCTATAGATGGAGATTTAACGCCAAGCAGTTCAGCCAGCCTCTGCTGAGTGCCGACTTTCTCAATTACGGTATCAAGCGGGTTAGTGGTCATGGACCAGATATTAGGATGATCCTAATAACTAGTCAACAGGGCAAACCTAACTCTATTCCGGTCAATATTTAGGCCATGCCTAAGAAGATTCGCGATGACACAGCCGACGCATTTGGCAAGCGGCTTTCAAAACTCTTGTTAGAAAAAAACCATCCGCGTCGCGGTGCTGGCTCATATCTAGCGAAACGTTACGGATATGCCACCGTCACAGCGAACGCATGGCTAAACGGCGAATATCGTCCCGAAACGGAGTTAGCCAGAAGAATTGCTGAAGATCACGGATCGACGTTCGACGAACTTTATTTTGGAGCGAACCCGTCCATGAAAAACATCGCTGACGACCCGGAAAGTGAAATCGCGGCCCTAAGGGGTCGTGTTGATCACCTTTCCCTGGCACTTTCCGCTTTGTTAAAGATCAGCGCCGAGCACCGGCCCTTGGAATACCAGAAGCTTGTCGAGGTGATGGGAACGCAATTACCTGACATGTCTTCAAATGAGCCGCTTCGGGAAGCGCTGGAGTTTTTGAGCAATGGAAAGAATCGAGACACAACGCCATCTGCGTCGGCGCGCGTAAAAGCCCGAAAGCAGTAAGGTACTTCTGGAACAGTTCGTCGTACTGGTCAGTCATCATCGTCTCTCCTGTTGGCTCCATGAGACACCTTGCGTGTCCTCAGCGGTGAGACTCGCTTGATATAGCCATTCTTTCAGCATCACTTGAGAAAATACTGTAACTACCGGAGAACGGAATGGCTAAGAAACTACAAGGAATTTCTTCTTTGATCGTAGTCGCTTGGGTAGCAAGCGCCAGTGCGCAGAACATGCCCGCCGCCTCGGTGGCGCATCAAAACCCGTGTGCATGGCCAGAAGTCCAGTCACAGCTCATGACCATGTACAACGCCACGCCTCAATTGGTCGCTGATCATGGCAAGGTCACCAAGTTCTCTCACATGCAAACAACCTACGTAAACCTGCAGAACAATGATCTGCAGTGCGAAGGGGAATTCACCTATGCAGATGGGGTTACCAAAAAATCGGGCATCGGTATGCCTGTGAAACTTGGGCGCTGAGCAATGGATCGGAAGCTGGGAGGATTAAACCGTGGTTAACGTATTTGACAAAACGGACTGCTATAGTGCTGACCTATGAGCGCACAACTGAAGCCCTTATCGTTTGCCGACGCCTTTGGAAGTCTGCTGGACTTCTCTCATACGCCGCTGTCGAGCAAGCTTCCCGCCATGCCTACGCACGAGTTTGGCGTACAACGCCACTTCACGACCGTGGGAAACCGCATGAAGCGCGCCATGTCGGTAGCGGCTCATGAGCAAGCGCTCAAGCAAAAAGCGCCAAATCGCTCTAAGTAAGAGCCGACCTCAAGCCCTTCATCCCAAGCCAATTCCTCACACCGAGGGATCGGTAGCTATGCATGTGGCGACGAAAGAAAGTTATAGCGGGCCGCTCCCCCATCCAGATCATCTTGAACGGTTCGAACACCTCCATCCTGGAATTACGGGACGAATCGTGGCGATGATGGAAAAGGAGCAGGCTGACAGTAATGCTACGGTTGCCAAACAGCTGTCATTACACGAAAAAGTGATTGACTGCACCGCCAAGGACAATCAGCGCATGCATTACGTGGCCCTTGCTGCGCTCGCCTTTTGCCTTATCGCCTCCGTTGCGCTCGCATACCTTCAGGCTTACAAGGCAGCCGGCATAGTTGGAGGAATAACCGTTGTCGGCGTTGTGGGATCTTTCCTGAGAAGCCAATTCAAGGGCGGAGACAGTAAAGAGCAAGAATAAGCCGCCAAACACAACTGACCAACGAGCCCGCCATGAGCGGGCTTTTTTACGTCTGCATGAAACTAATTAGGATTGACCTATTGACATGATATTAGGCCTATCCTAATCTCTCTCCATCGGCCACCAAACGGAGGCCAAGCCGGAAGGGAGATGAGCATGAGCGAATACGTAGTAACGGAAGACTTGGCGCGCAAAGTCCTAGTGACTGTAGACGCGGGTCTTGTTTCAGGGATTGGCGAACCGACACCGGGATCGATGTGTGTCGAGGCTGCTGTTTGCTATGCGATGGGTTTGCCGCATTCGGATCGTCCAACGTGTGTCGGTTCGGCGGTTCGCGCATTCAAAATTCGATTGAACGATTCACGCTGGTCTTCAAATGCGGCACGTACTTCTGGCATGCGGAAGTTGGCTATCGCTCAGCTTGGCAGTGATGCCATCGACCAAAAAGCGTTTGCAAAGATTGTTGTTGAGAAGATCATTCGCCAGATCGTTCCGATTGCACTTCGCGCCGCCGCTAGTCGCAATCCTAAACATGCGGAAGCCTTGGAAGTCGCTGCGGTTCGTTGTGAAAACGAAGGAACGGGATCGGCGGCACGAAATGCGCGTGATGTGGCTAGAGCCGCATACGCAGCCGCAGCCGCATACGCATACGCATACGCATACGCAGCCGCAGCCGCAGCCGCAGCCGCAGACGCATACGCATACGCAGCCGCAGCCGCATACGCAGCCGCAGCCGCAGCCGCAGACGCATACGCATACGCATACGCAGCCGCAGCCGCAGCCGCAGCCGCAGACGCAGACGCAGACGCAGACGCAGACGCAGCCGCAGCCGCAGCTCGCGATAGCGTTTTTAACAAAACCGCAGAAATCGGACTAGCCGCACTTATCGAACTCAAGTCACCGGGTTGCGATTACCTATGGCTGACAGACCTCACCACCGAGACGGAGGCCTGAGCCATGGCTATCGCAGCGTTTGACGTTTTCAACCGTGGCGAACTTAAGGTTAAGCGGGGCTATGGGATCGAGTACGTAACCATGTTCGCGATCATCACTATTGAAGGATCGCGAATCTATCTATCCCGCGAAGAATCCATCCAGTTAGCCGCAGACCTGTTGGCGCTGACGGCGGATGTGGAGGAAAAGATATGAGCCGGTCTGGTTATAGCGACGACTGCGAGGACATTGGCTTATGGCGTGGCGCTGTGCAGTCGGCGACGTTTGGAAAGCGCGGACAGAAGTTTCTCTCTGACTTGCTTGTGGCCCTTGATGCCATGCAAGACAAGCGACTTATTGCAGACGAGCTTGTTACGGCAGATGGTAGTTATTGCGCCATTGGTGTTCTTGGCGCAGCTCGCGGACTGGATATGACGAAGCTTGATCCAGAAGACCGTTACGCCGTCGCGGACGCATTCAACATTGCACCAGCTTTGGCTGCTGAAATTGTCTTTGAAAACGACGAGCGATGGACGTTGGATAACTCACCAGAAAATCGCTGGATACGTATGCGCCAGTGGGTATCTGACCAAATCCTAAAGGGTCAGCCATGAACGCCCGTCAATCGCACCCTTTCACCTTCATCGACTCCACCAAGCCGCTACCAAAGCGCCGCCGTACCGACTGGATGGTGAACAAGTACGACGAATTGCGCGATGAACTAGGTCCGTTCGCTGCATTGTGGATTGGCGCTTATGCGGTCGTCGTTATCTGCGCGGCTGTGTCGGCTATTGAGATTTTTGAGGGATTCTTTTTATGAGCGCCCTACGCAGCTACGACGATTGGAAGTTAGCCAGCGGCGAACCCGATACCGATGCGCAATTCGCTGCCGTTGAGCGCGCCGAGGATGCCATCAAGTCAGACCGCGAAAAGGTCGGTGAACTTCTGTTCGATAACCTGCCGTGTCGTGATGATGCCGAGTTCAGTGACGAAGTTCGCGAGATGGCAAACATCACCGCTTACGCGATCCAGGCGTGGCCAATCATCGAGTGCCTATCTACTGGCGTACCTCTGACGCCTTGGCAAGAGGCGATGCTTCCGAAGATGTTCCATGCGCTGAAACCGTGGATCGATAGAGAGCCGATTGTGATTCGCGAGGCCGCGGAAAATGACGTGGAGGCAGGTTTTGACGAGACGGCGGATCAGAGGAATTACCGCTAATTAATTTTTACCAACCAACAAACAAAGGGAAAACACCATGACAGTTTCAAAGAATACCGCACGTCCCGTCATCGTTTGCACTGAGCATCGTGGCGTGTTTTTCGGTTACGCCAAAGACACCAAGGGTGATGTAATTAACCTTGAGAAAGCACGCATGGCTATTTCTTTCGGAACAACGAAAGGTGTAATGGAACTTGCCGAGACGGGTCCGACACGTAACAGCAAAATCAGCGCTAGAGCTGATATCGAAGTGCGAAAAGTTACTGCTGTATTTGAAGTAACCGACGCGGCTAAGGGTGCGTGGGAGGCTGCATGACCTGGATGATCTACAAACCCGTTGTAACGGTTGTAGACGTACTGGACACGGGAGCTTGCATCGACGGTGTCAAAGAGTTTGTTTCAAAAGTTGGTGCCATTGTAGGTAAAGCATCGGACTACTTGTGCGAGGCGTGGATTCAGTCGGCAGCGAATAGCTCCGGCTACGGCTACGGCGACGGCTACGGCGACGGCTACGGCTACGGCGACGGCGACGGCTACGGCGACGGCGACGGCGACGGCGACGGCGACGGCTACGGCGACGGCTACGGCTACGGCGACGGCTACGGCTACGGCTACGGCTACGGCGACGGCGACGGCTACGGCTACGGCTCCGGCTACGGCGACGGCTACGGCGACGGCGACGGCTACGGCTACGGCGACGGCGACGGCTACGGCGACGGCTATTAACCCACCCAACACAAGCCGGTTAGCGGCGAGAGGAATTAATATGAATACGGAACTGCAAGTCATCGAACGCGCCGAGCTGGCTCTCGGGTTTGCCACGCGCAAGGCTGAATTGGCTGAGCTGGCGAAGCAGTCGGCGCGCATTACTGGCATCACGAATGCTGCTGGTTACAACGAGTGCCACGCCGCGCGCATGCTGCTGAAGAATACCCGTGTCGAGATCCAGAAGACCGGCAAGGATGCGCGGGACGACGCGACCAAATTCTCGAAAGCCGTCATCGGCAAAGAGGGTGAGCTTATCGCCATCATCTCGCCCGAAGAGACGCGCCTCAACGCTCTGCAGGTGGCTTATGACCAGGCGCTGGCCGATGCCAAGCGTGCCGAAGAGGAGGCTGAGGCAGCGCGCATCGCAGCCATTCAGGAGCACGTTGACGACATTCGCGGCATTCCGCTAAAGCTTGTCGGCAAGTCAGCGGAATACATCGCGCGAGAGATTATCGACCTTCAGGCATTGTTGATTGACGAAGAGCGTTTCGCGGAATTTATCGAGTCCGCCCGTCTGGCTCAGTCCACCGCGATCGCCCGCCTTGAACAGATGCATACCGACCAGCTGGCGCATGAAGCGGCACAAGCGAAACTGATTGCCGATCAGGCCGAGCTTGCCCAGCTTCGCAAGGAACAGGATGAGCGCCTAGCTTCCGCGCGCAAGAAAGCAGATGAAGAGCGGGCCGAGGCCGACAGGCTGGCCAAGATCGAGCGGGACCGCTTGGCTGCGGAGGCGGAGGCACAGCGCCAGCGTGATGCTGCCGCGGAAGCGACACGCCGTGCTGTGCAGGAAAAGGCTGATCGTGAGGCTCGTGCCGAAGCTGATCGGGTTCGCGAAGATGAGGACAAGCGTCTAGCCGCACAACGTGAAGCGCAGAAGGTTGAGCAGGCCCGATTGGAGGCGCAGGCTGAAGAAGTTCGCTTGGCGCGCAACGAGGCACTGAAAAAGTCCGAAGCCGCGCGTGTCGCCAGCTTGACGCTTGGTGCTGCTGTTGCCGCTCTTATCGAATGGTTTGACGAGTACGGCGCCCAAGATGATATGGGCATTGTTCCGAAGAAACTCTTTTCCGACCTAAAGATTGCAGTCGCAAACGATGTAAAGCCGGCGCGCGTGAAAAAACAGGCTGCGGCATGAACGCGCAGATCAAGTCGCCGTTACTCACCAGCATCACCCAGTTCGCGCCGGGCATCTACCCCAACGTGCCCGCCGAGGTGTATCACCGCAAAGAGCTTGGCGTGGTGAACTGCGGCGCTCTGAAGCAGCTCTCCGTGACGCCGGCGCACTACCGCGCGTGGCTGGCCGACCTTGACGACAACGAGACACCCGCCAAGCATTTTGGTCGAGCACTGCATGTCGCCGTACTGGAACCGGAATTGTTCGACTCGACGTACATCATCGCCCGAGAGCATCCGTTTCGCCGTGTACCCGACCGCAACCGGAACGCAAAGAATCCCAGCCCTGAAACGCTGAAAGCATGTGCGTACTGGGACGAGTGGGAGCGCGAGATGGCTGGCAAGATTGAGATCAGCCACGACGACGCAATCATTCTGCGTGGCATTCAGGCATCCGTCGCCGCGCATCCGATCGCCGGCAAGTTGTTCCGCGGCGGACAGTCTGAGCAGACCATCATCTGGCATGACCGGGAAACCGGCCTGTTGTGCAAGGCACGGCTCGATTACTGGATCGCTGACCGCCGTATCGCCATCGACCTGAAGTCGACCGAGGATGCGAGCCCGCGAGGCTTTGCGAAGTCCGTCGCAAATTACCGATATCACATCCAGCACGCGCACTACAGCGAAGGCATGACGGCCACGGACAACGCCCTACGCGCATTCCTGTTCGTTGCGGTGGAAAAGTCCCCGCCCTACGCCGTCGCCGTGCACTGCATCGACGCTGACGCGGAGGCGCGCGGCTATGAACTGCGCCGGCGCGAGATGGATGCCCTTACCGATTGCCTGAAGACCGACAAATGGCCGGCATACGCGCCGTCGATCCACACGCTCGCGCTGCCGCGCTGGGCATTGAACGATTAACCCGAGGAATTACGCATGAGCGCAGTCGCTACACAAACCGAAACGCCGAGCCAGGCATTAGCCGCAGAGAGTCCTTTTTCTCTGTTGCAACGTAAGGCGAAGGCTTACGCCAGCTCGACGCTGGTTCCGAAGATTTACCAAGACAACATCGCCAACGTGATCATCGCGATGGAAATCGCGCAGCGCATCGGCGCGAACGAACTCATGGTGATGCAGAATCTTGCCGTCATTCAAGGCAAGCCGTCGTGGTCATCCACCTTCCTGATCGCCACCGTGAATGCCTGCGGCCGCTTCAAGCCGATGCGTTTCGAAGTTGTCGGAACGGACCCAAAGCACGAAGGCTACAAGGTCCGCGCCTACGCCGATGACAAGTCAGATGGCGAGCGCTGCATCGGTCCCTGGATCACTTGGACGATGGTTAAAGAAGAAGGATGGCTGCAGAAGTCCGGCAGTAAGTGGAAAACCATGCCCGAGCTGATGTTTATGTACCGAGCCGCTGGCTTCTGGTCGCGCCTGTACGCGCCCGAGGTAAGCATGGGCATCCACACTGCCGAGGAAGCCGAGGACATTGGCCAGCTCCGCACAGTGACGCAAGGCGGATTGCGCACAAGTGAAACGCTGCAGCAGATTGAGCATGAACTCGCCGACGACGCGCCGCGCGTTCCGTCCGTAGACGACATTACAGCCCAGCAGATCCACGACAAGCTTGCCGAAGCAACCACGCGTGACGAACTCGATGAAGCGTCGGCACTGATCACGTTGTTGGATCAAAGCGAGCGAGCAGAGCTTATTGCCTTTTGGGATGAGCGCACGCTGGCTCTGGCCGAGGCCTGAGATGAGCCGTAACCGCACAACGTTCGTCAAAGGCGAGATTGCTCCGCGCATAGCTGGCCGTAAAGGTCGCTGGAAATCACCGTGGCAGGTTCCGTACAACAAGGCCGCGAAGAAGACGATTCGGCTTGAGCTGATTCGGATGGCGGCGGAGGCGAGAAAGTGAATTCAGACGATACCGACTCGAAGCGCACGCTGAGCCAAAACTCAAAAATGTGGCCGATGCTGACCGATTTCTCACGCCAAAAAAAATGGCGCTGCACGGTCGCCGGAACCTGGGTGATGAAACTCATGCCGCCGGCTCACTGGAAGGCTGTTCTTACCGCGGCCTTTGCCGAAGAGACTGAGATGGCAGAGGGCTGGACTGGTGGTGTCGTGATGCTCGGCGAAAGCACCAGCAACTACGGTGTCAAACGCATGGCGGATTTCATCACTTGGTTGTACGCGAACGGCAACGAGGTTGGCATCGTCTGGTCAGAAAAGAGCGAACACGCTCACCGCATGTTTGGCGCGCACAACTACGCGAAGAAAGCCGCATGAACCCGACACAAGAGTTCTGGCCCGATGGCTGGCACGACAACACGACCACCAACCACCGCGAGTATTGGAGCGAAGGACGCAAGGGTCGCCACGGTCATCGCAGCGGCATATCGCCGGACAGTATGTACCGTGAGTTTCGTGCTCCGTGGGGATCGTTTCCTGACCTACCCTTCCACGCCCACTCAGACCATCAATCACATTCGGTAGGGAGAAAGTTGTGAATCGAGTATTCGTAGACATGGATGGAGTGCTGGTTAATTTTGACGCATACCGCGATGAAATAGAAGCAACCGGTGACGAGATAAAACGGGTTCCGGGGGCATATCTTGCGATGAATCCTTACCCTGATGGATTAGCTGGCGTTCGTAGCTTGATAGGCATGGGTTACGAAGTATGGATAGCTACAAAACCGCCAACTGGTATTTCATTTGCCTACAAAGATAAAGCGCAGTGGGTAATGAATCACCTTCCAGAATTGAAGCGTCGAATCATCATCACTCACGACAAAGGATTGCTAGGAGATGAAGACGATTTTCTAGTAGATGACCGACCGCACAAAGCAAATTGCATGAAATTCAAAGGAACGCTTATCCCGTTTATTAACGGAATTACTTGGGCCGATGTTCTAAACCAATTACGAAAGCCACAGAAGGCCACCCCATGAACACTCAAGACAAGCTGCGGGAGTTGATTGATCGGCTAACTCAGACAGGTAGTCAGAGTGTTAAGTCTGGTTATGACGAAGGCTATAACGACGCCTGCAACTACATTTCAGACGAACTCGAAGCCATTCTCAACTCCGGCGATTCGGGGGAATGGGTTTTGGTTCGAAAAGATGCCGAAGAATGGGGATCTGCGCTTAACGCAGCCAGTTGGGAATTTATCGAAAACTGCCCGGAAAAGTCGGCGTTACTTTTCAACCACTGCAAGACCTCTTTACGTCTGGCGATCCTCAAGTATTTAGACAAGGTAACCCCAACCCTTCCGGCTGATGGGAGTGAGAAATGAACTATTCGGATGCCGAGATTGATCGGGCCGCTTTTGAGAAGTGGGCTTTGAGCGAAGGTTTTTATATTGACCATGCCGAAGACTCAGCCGGAGCGGCTAACCACTACGAGTACATAAACACTCAACGGCTATGGCAAGGCTGGCAAGCAAAAACTTCCAGCCTTGGGACTGGGGATGCGGTGGATGCTAGGCAGAAACTTCCGGCTGGTTGGAACATTGAGGTTAGAGAAAACGCAGGCGTTAAAGCTCTATGTATTTTTGGCCCCATCGGCTGTTTTGCGGTTGATGGAACCACAGATTTCCCAAGCATGATCCGCACGGAAATAATCGAATCACTGCAAGCCGCCCTAGCAAAAGGAAACGACCATGGGTAATCCTACTGTTGATGAAGTGCGTGCTCAGCTAGATGCGCTTGAGTTTGACGTAGCGCAAGGAACGGTTTCGGCAATGCAGCTATTCACGAAGATGCGTTATCGAATCACAACGTTACTCGCCGAGCAGGCGAAGGCTGAGCCGGTGGATTATGCTGATGCGCTTGCGGATTTCATTCACGCATACATTAGCGAAGCTGGCGGATACACAAACGGCCACTTGCGGGATGCAATTAAGGCATTCAAACCCTCGCCGGTTGTCGCGCCGCAGGGTGTGGTGGTTGAACTGATCGACGCAGCCAAATTCGCAAGCGATGTGCTCGCGGAGTTGTACGCAAAGTACCAACTGAAAATAGGCCCTTATGCTTCGCAGGCGCAGCTTGCCAACGTCAAATTACGCTACGCCATCAAAGCCGCCCCATCGCCTGCCGAGGGTTCGGTATGAGCGGGCCAAGTGTGGGTGCGAAAGATCACAGTGGGATTAGTAACGAGGAATTGGCGGAGATAATGGATATTCCTTGCTGCACGTCCATGTCGCATTCTGGATTGTCCGACGAAATAGCAAAGCGTTTGAGGAAATACGCCGAACTTCTCTCGCAGGTGGAGAATGCGGATGACCGAGCAACCGATTGGGGAACGAACACGGGTCATGGTCATGTGTGGAAACGGCCTGATGGGCTAATGGTAAGGTGCGGCGGACCATCCATTTGCACGATATGCGCTCGCGATGAGAAACAACCAAAACCACCGATCCCAGCCACGCAGGACGCTCAGGGGGGTAGATTTCTTCCGAATGGCACTCGCGTCATTTGGCAATCAAGCAACGGAACAGAATTCCCCGCGACGATCACTGCTTGGCACGCCGAAACATACGATGCCGTGCTGGACGATGGATGCGATGCAAAAGGCTTCGCTCGTGGGCGATTCAAGTTACCGGCCAACGCTCGCCGGGCTGAGGGTGGTGAGTGCAAGCTGCTGAGTGACCTTGTTCGCACTGCGCCAGATGCCATTTATTTGCAAGTGTCCGATGAAGCTTGGCACTCGGAAAAAGAATTCCCACGGGACCATGACGGCATATCGTGGTGCGAGGATTCCGTGCTTGCTTGCGAGGTCAAGTACATCCGCGCTGATCTAGCCATCGGAGAATCGCATGAAGGCTGAGCTTCTTAACTGCCCGTTCTGCGGCGGGATAGCGTCTGTAACTGACATGGCTCGATGGGGACAGAATGTCGAATGCAACGATTGCGGAGCTTGCAGCAAAGACACCAAGGAAGGAGAGGCAACGCTCTATTCCTGGTGGAACTCCCGCGCCACAACAAACCTTCAATCCCGCGCTGATCGGGCTGAGGCGTTGCTGAGGGATTGCCGGGATGTTATCTGGGAATGCATGAGGGACTACGGCGTCGAGGATGGCGGCTCGATACTTCGTCGCCTGGATGAATTTCTTGCGGAGCGTGAGGGGTGAGCGCTCAACACTTACTCACGCTCGAGGCCGTGTGCGAGAAAGTCTCGCTGAGCCACACGACCGTTTACAAAGGAATCAAGGAAGGCACTTTCCCGCGGCCGGGTAAATTCGGCAAGCGATCGCTCTGGTCAGAATCAGAGGTCGACGAATGGATTTCGCAGTTGATGGCTGATCGCGATGTGGTTGGAAACATGGGTCAGTCAAAAGCCGCATAGCAAAAAGCCCCGAATTAACAGGGCTTTAGGCTTATGTATTGGCGGAGAGAGCGTCCGCGAGCCGCGCATATTGCACCATTCGCCCAAAGCAAGCAAGCCTTGCTGCATCAACGTTTCTATGGGTTTTGTTTTCCGCTACTGTTCGCCAATGTAAGTGGCAATCAGGGTGTAAAACATGGGTGGGAATGTGGGTCGATGGCCCGGGCGCTGAATCGCTTGTCGGCGCGTCGCGTGGCGACTGTGGCCGAACCTGGATATTACGCGGATGGTGGAGGCTTGTATCTACAGGTGACGGCCACGCTGTCTAAGTCGTGGATCTTCCGATTCACTCGAGCTGGAAAGACTCGAGATATGGGACTGGGTGCATTGCACACCGTCAGCCTTGTTGAAGCTCGAGCCGCGGCGTTGCTTGCACGCAAAGCAAAGCTCGAGGGTATCGACCCGCTCGAGGCGAGGAAGGCAGCTAACGCGACCCGGGCTTCGATCCCAACATTCGCCGAGGCAGCGCTCGAGTACATCGCCAGTCAGCGAAAGTCATGGACGAATCCGAAGCACGCCGCCCAGTGGCAATCGACGCTCGAACTTTACGCATTCCCGTTCATCGGATCAAAGCCGGTTGACGCGATCGACACAGCTGACGTTCTCGAGATACTTCGGCCTGTGTGGGAGACCAAGACGGAGACGGCGACTCGAGTAAGGCAGCGTGTAGAGGCGGTGCTTGATGCCCAGTATGCCCAGCGGCATTGGGATAGGCAGAACCCGGCACGATGGCGTGGTCACCTCGCCAAGCTGCTACCGAAGCCCTCAAGCGTGCGCGCGGTGCGCCACTTTCCTGCAATGCCCTATCTCGAGATGCCTGCATTCATGGCGACGCTGCGCGCTGACACGGCTATCTCCGCCCGAGCGCTCGAGTTCCTTATCCTCACAGCCTCGCGCACGAACATGGTCAGCAAAGCGCGCTGGCTCGAGATTGCCGGCGACACTTGGACCATACCGAAAGAGCGCATGAAGGCGAAGCGTGTTCACCCTGTCCCGCTGACGGACGCAGCAATAGCCGTGCTCGAGCGGACCCCACGATTGCGCGGAGGTCTTTTCATCTTCCCGGGGGACCGTGGCCTGAAAGCCCATATGTCGAACGCCGCCATGGACAAGCTGCTCGAGCGCATTGGCTTCGCACGCTTCACCGTGCACGGCTTCCGCTCAACGTTTAAGGATTGGGCGACCGAACGAACCGACTTCCCCAACGAGGTCAGCGAGTCGGCGCTGGCGCATGTGGTCAAGGACAAAACCGAAGCCGCTTACCGCCGAGGCGACTTGCTCGAGAAGCGACGCCAGCTGATGCAGGCCTGGGCTGATTACCTCACCCCCTGAGACACCGCCCCGCTACCCTGCCGCCATGGGCAGACACATCGAAAAATCCCTCTTCGGACCCGGATCGGCCTGCGACAACTGCAACCGGGTGAACTGGGACATGGGCAGCGAGGGATCGCTTTGCTACTACTGCAAGGCTGGGATCTTCATGCACCGGTCGTTATGGTGGTATACGTTCAACGATCAGGACGAGCTCATCGACGTCTCACCCCGGTCAGAGATCACCGAGGCAGAGGTGCACGAGGAGTGGCTCCGGCTGGCTGACAAGTACTCGAAATACCCGACGACGATGCCGCAGCAGCTGCGGGAGATGCTGGCCAGCCTCATCTATTCGAAGACTGCAACGCCGCCAGAGTGACGCCCGGCATGGCCTAACCTACCGATGAAAAACCCGATGGTGGAGCATATGTTTGACTGGCTGTTGAAAAGTAAATCTCAGCAGCGCCGCCCACGTCAAACATGTCAATGGTAGGAAACCATGTGCCGGAAGCGATGCCCGTAATGGAAGGGTTAATGCCTGTCGCAGGGTTGGCTGGGAAAATCCAGCTACCCAATAAACCTACCCAAAATTCACCCGCATCTGCGTCAAAAGCGAACATGACGCGTTGACCCACATCAAAATTTGGACCCCCACCGAAAGAAGAAACGGGACCGCCATTGTGATAAATCTGTCCGTTGATGCCGTTATAGCCATAGCCATAGACGGTTCCACCAGCCTCTTGGTTTAATGGCGCAGATGACGTTGTGATTGCCGCTATCTCTCGCGAGTTGGGCATGGAAGCGGTCATCTGTACTTCCCAATACCACTTTCCCGAAGAAAGACCACGCGTTGATCGAACAATGCAATGGTAGTCTGATCCTCCCTTTGTAACGACGAGATTCCCGTCGCTAAGAGTCAGCGATGAATCCTTGTCGGCTGGGTTTAGCGTGGATGGCGGGTAAACCGTCTGCTGGTGATTTTGTCGGCAACGCGCAGCAAAAATACTCATAGAATCTGCCAGATATCGGTAGCTACCTGCCGGGCATAGCGCGAGTCAAACTGTGCCGTTGTCGCCACGCCCCACGCGTCCACAAAGGTTACGCCCGTACCAGCAACGAACGTGACGGCACCCGTACCCCATGCTGACATGATGATCTGCGATCCTATCGGAGCCGCTACGGAGCTATTGGGAGGAATCGTCACGGACTGGGCGCTTGAGCTGGTGATCTGGATATCAACAATGTTCCCGTTTGTCGGGAAATCGGATAGCGCAAGTGTATAACTTCCCGTTTGCGGATTGATGACGACAAGTGATTGACCGCCCGCGCCGGGAGCCACGTAAGACAAAACGCCACCCGAGACGCCTAGAACGGTTCCGTTAACCCCGATACCCAATCGCGTAGGCGCGCCACCCGAACCGCCAACGATCAAATCCCCGGCGGTTGTAATGGGCGTGGGCGTATTACCCCATACCACGGTGGTTCCATTACTCAGAAGAACCTTCCCCGATGCACCAAGCCCAAGACGTATGGGAGCGCCTGCCGTTGAGCCAATAATGACATCACCAACGGCCGTCATCGGGTTAACCAGCGCGGCGGATGTCTGCCATGAAGGAAGTCCGTCAACCACTGTCAAAACTTGTCCGCCTGATCCAATGGCTAAACGGCTAGGGTTTCCTGCGGTAATGCCGTAAATCATGTCACCCGGCGTTGTCATCGGGTTCGCCAGAGGTGAGCTTGTTGCTGCAACCACCCATGCCTCATCCTGTCGGCCGTAGATATTGCCGTCACTGGGTGCGTCGGGAATGCCGGCCACCGTGCTAATGACTGGATTTCGCGGGTCGGTATTGTCTACAGTGACATTGGCACCTTGAACCAGACTGGCTACGTAATTCCCGCCGTTAAGCGTGGTGGTATTGACGTTCGTAAACGTCGCTTCTTCTGGCGTGGTTCCACCGATAACAGTACCGTCAACCGTTCCGCCCGTTGTAACGAGCGAATCCGTGACAACGGCTTCAGCAGTGACGTTTTGAAAAACGGGCGACGGATAAGTACTCATGCATTTTTCTCGATGTGTTTAAATAAATGGATGAGATAATTCTCAGTAGCCCAAAGCGCGGTAAAAAACGCCCCACTCTGATCCCGCGCCACCATGGGTACTCTGAATATGGATCGTGGATAGCGTGTTCGGTGCTGCACCTAAAGAACCAGATCCCGTTGGAATCGTTCCAGCGAGGTAACTTGCAACCGTCGAAAGCGTTACAGTGGGAAATGGGATGGGCAAAGTGACTGTTGTTATAGCGCCATTACCAGCGACTCCAGTCTCACCCCATTGCTCGATAAAAAAACCCGTAGGGCTATTTGGATCGGGATACTTTTTCCATCCAGACCCAGCCAATAAAGAAGCAAACTGCGGAAGCTGAGTCGCATTTTTCATCTGCCCAGCCGTCGGAGCGCTGAAGGCGAAGTCACCGACATTCCAAGCCAGTGCATGCGTCCCCTCTTGCCCTCGCAATAAGCCCGAAAGGGTTGATCCTGAAATAGCCGTGGCATACACGATCTCGAAGTTCTGCTGTGTCGCCGAATCGTTTAGCGTGATGGCGATGCAATACCCGGACGGTATGGATGCGGGAAGCCCAAAAGCACTCGAAAGCGTCAGGCTGGTCGCTGAACTCGAAATTGATCCGGCAAGTTGCGTATTGACGTTATTGGCGAAGACGAAAAGTGTCATGGTTTACCCTGCGGAAATACAGATGAGGCCGGCGTTGTTCCACAGCTGCCCGTTATTGGCTGGGTCGTTGAATGGAAGATTTCCGCCGCCTAGCGAAAGCAAGCCGGGTGCGGTGAGTCCAGCAAAATAGACAGGCGGGGCAGACGGATTCGGTGTGACGCCAGGTACGACGGCGACCGTTCCGCCGTTGTACCAAACAGCACCCGCAGCCAACCCGTAATCGGACAGCGGGTAGTCCGATACCGATGTCATCTGAAGCACGCCGCCATCGTTGAGAAAGACGAGGGCGAGGAACGACATCGTGTACTGAAAGGGAAACGACAAATAGCCGTTGGCATACGCCAGTTGCAGGGCGGTGTAGATGTCCCCGGCATAGGCGGTGACGGTAAAAACGGTCCCTGAGACAGTGATCGATGGCGGATTTTCTTGAACGGTGTAATCCGTCCCATTGGGTCCATTCAAAAAACGATTGATCCTATTTTTCATCCATCCCATCGTGAAATACTGACCGTCTCCGCGATACATGTTCCACGTCATCACGCGCTTGTAGATGTCGTCGTTGGCCGTGATAGCCGAACCGCTGCTGAGATAACTGGCAGCGTCGTACGCAATCGTGTTGTAGGCCGCGGAGTCATAGCCGGCGATGACCGTTGAAGCTTCCGTGGAAAGCACCGGCCGGCTGATATCGTAGATGCCCTGTGCCGTCCAGTCGAGCAGCGGACCACTGACAGCTGGCGCCGTGTAGAGCGCCAGTGGCGTCTGGTTGAACCAGGTCAAATAGGACTGCGCCAGCGCGTTTTGCGATGCGACGAAGGCCTGCAAATCCTCATCGTCGGAATACTCAAGATACAAATAGCTGTTGATCGGCGCTTGCAGAGGCACCGTGGCGAAGGACTCGATCTGTGCCATGTCAGCCCTGCGCGACCGTCACGCCAGCGGCGGAACAGAAGAAGTAGGATTCCGGATCGGAGGCGATGATGCTGGTACCGGCCGTGGGCGTCGCCACCACGCCATTGATCGTTACGGTGAAAATCAACGTGGTGATGTTCGGTGCGGAAATGATCGAGGCCACAGCCTGCTGAAAGACGGCCGTCGCTTCCAAGAGGTTGATCGGCTGACCGACGAACACGCCGTTGATGTAGGACTGAAGCGCGGGAGCGGCCAGCTGATTGACCGACAGTCCGGCCGTAAAGCTGGGCAGCGTGGTGTTCCACGTCACATCGATCGTCACCGTCTGTTGTGGCGGATTGACGAAAGGAATCGTATAGCTGTCTGGGTTCTGGAAAACGGTAGCCGACACGTTACGCGGGTTCGGCGTCAGCTTGGCGCCCGACGTATAAGTGCCAAAGGCTGACCCGTTCGTCGTCGTCGTGATCGTGGTCGGCGTGACCGACGCCACCGTATAGGAGGCATTGAAGCCTGCCGGCGTTGCGCCCGACACCACCACCGTCTGGCCGACGGTGTAGCCGTGATTGAGGTTCGTCGTGATGACGACTGGATTGGCTTCCGTCATCTCGGTGATGGCGAGCTGCGATCCCTGCAGCGTGGCGATGTCTGGAACGCCCTGCAGAATCGCTGTGGCGACCGAATAGGCATCGCCGCCGCCGCAGATGATCTGCCATCCGCCTGCGACCTGGTTGATGGACACCAGCTGCTGCTGCACGCCGATGATCTTTTCAAGTAGCGTCTTGACGTATGCTGGCGTGCCTGTGGAACCGACGACACTAGCCTGTAGAACACGGGCTCGATAGCTCTGCACGCTCTCTGCGGCGGCTGACGCTACGCCAGCCTCCGGGTTGTTCACGGTGACCGCATAGGCGCTGGGAACGGAGGTGATGAGCTTGGTGACGCTGTTCGCCGGAATGGCGAAGCTGCCAGAGTTGGAAGCGACGGCGAAGAGCTGTGGCGAAAGTCCGTTGGACTCAATCACGCCACCGTCTTGCAGGACATATTGGTTCGTTCCATCACCGACAGTGAAGCCAGGCTGGAGAACGTAACCCGCAGGACCAGCGAAAACGACAAAGACACTGGCGTTCGATGGGAGGCCCTGGGGAATGCCGAACTGCGCACCCAGAAAATTCAGGATGAAGGCATTGCAACCATACGGCGTGACATCGTTCACCGCCTCGACGCGCGCCTGATCCATTGTGACAAGGGCGCCCACGTCCGTGGACGAGATGTCCTCGATCAGCGAGCCGGGAAGATTCGCGGTGTAGTCGGGGTTGGTCGCCGCTACACCCGTGATCAGCGCGTCATGCAGGGCATCGGGAGACGTTGCCAGCGGACCGGTGCTGGTCATGATCAAGGGAAGCGTCATGTGGCTATCGTCTCGTTGAGAATGGACCCGCTAAAGGTCACGGCGTTGACGTTGTAGAGCGGCGCCGCGGAGGTCTGCACGCGGCTGATCGTCAGGCCAGCAAAGAACGGTGAAAACTGGGTCTGCGTCATCATGGCGTAGTAGTCCGGCATGACTTGCGTCTGTATCGTCTGGTACTGCGGGATGCCATACGAGGCATAGAACGGGCTCTCGCCGAGGTTCAATTTCAGTACCTGGGCCAACGTTGTCAGATAGACGTTCTCGTTGTAGCCGTTGGCGTCGGTCTGGATGACGACCCACGTCTTGCTGCCATCGGGGTTGGTCACTCTTCCATAGGTGCGAATGACACGTCTCCCAAAGAAAAACCCCGCTAGGCGGGGTCGTGAATGGCGAATGTTTACGGAACAGGAGGGCCGGAGTCCGACGATCCGGTTTGCACCAAGCTATGCATATGCGTCTCGAACAGAATGCCGTCGATCATGAAACCGGTCGAGTTCAGGGTGACGACTTTTCCGCCGAAAGTCAGGGTGATGCCTGATGTACTCACTTCGATTTTTGACGTGCCATCCTCTGTCTCGATAACCGCGCCTTCAGGACCGGAAATATAGGCCGCGTTCTGGTTTACCGATGGATAGTCGGAGCTACCGCATGGAATGAACTGAAGGGATGAAAGATTCCCTTGCGATGTAAGCGTAGCAACGCCTGTTCCCAACCCTGATATGCCAGCGATAGATGCATCAGCCGGAACCGTCATGCCCTTGTCGCCGGGCTGAATAGGCATGCGCATCCATTTGCTCTGCGCAATCGGTATCTTGATTTGTGGAAGCGTGAATTTTCCCGCGTCAACTTCAAACTTTACCGTGACAATTGATCCATTGACCGAAACGACAGAGCACGGAAGAGCCCTTCCCGTTTTCTTTATCACCTGCTGAGCTCGCGTAATGGCCTGCTGGTTGGTATTTTTCTGCAGCCAGAGCTTGGCGTAGTTGTCAGCCATTCGTCACCATGTTGAATACGGTCGCCCAGCTTCCAGCATCAGATGATCGGAAATTCCCGATGTGCCTGAGCTCGGTCACGGTGAAGCTACCCGTGAAAGTGCTTTTGTACTTGTTGCTAGATGGCAGCGAGGCGCCCGTGGTCGTGATGATTCCTGGTGCGTTCTGCAGGCCTTGCGGCATCGTTACAATTGACCCGAGCTGAAGATCCGCCCTCATTACCGTCTTGATCTGGATGATGTTGCTATCGATCCATGTTGGCTGGCCGATGAAATCCAAAAAATTAAGCTGGATCGGCGCTGGCTGGTAGGTCTTATCGAAAGCGGTAACCTTACCTGCCTGAATTGCTATTTCGATTCGATTCTTGAACGTGTCCTCAGTGAAGTCACCGATGAACTGCGCCATCTCGTCCAGAGTCCCGCAAAAATGCGTCTGGTCCGAAGATGCGTTGATGTTGGGACTGATATTCACCGTCACCGGCATGTTCGGATAGGCCACCGACAGCGTTTGCTTCAACGCATCGGCGAGGCTTGTCCCTTGCTTCCAGTCCAGAACAAAGTTGCCCGGGTTGTCGTTTGTGAAGGTCGACGGCAGCAGGACAAAGTCCAGCGTCATCTCGGTACCGATCCAGTTGCCAAACGACTGGAATATCTGCCCACTGACGAGGATGCCGGCCTGCGCGGGATTGACCAGCGGAAAGCCCGGCATCATGCCGCCCTTCATCACCAGGTTCATGCCGGCGAACTGCTGCGCCTGGTTCAAGTCCTGCAGCGAGATACCTTCGATCGTCAGCGTTTGACCGCCCGATGGCGTGCCATTCGGTAGCACCGGCATGTCGAACTCGATATTGAGCGCGCCGGGATCGTATTGCCCATTGGGATAGGAGCTGTACGTCCTGAAAGCCGCACCACCTGCAGCTGGCGTAATCGCAATATCGTAGTAACGCCCCATTACGGAGTGACCTCAAAATTACCCGTGTCTTCGCGAAAAACCAGTTTTGACGTGCTGAAGATGCCCGGCGCCATCGGGGTATCACTATCCAGCGGCGAACCGATCAGGCCGCCCGACCAAAGAACCGACCCGCTCTGATCAGTCAGCGTCAGATACCAGCGCTGCCCCGCGATGTTCCACGTCACTGCGCCGGTGTAACTCACGCCATCCAGCGTCATCTGCGCCGAGAACGGCGGATTGCTGTTCGTGTTGATCTGCAGAGGAATGATCATGGGCTGATCGGGTACGTGATGGTCGAGCCAACGCTATTGGTCGGTGAGGCACCCTGCGCCACGCCACCGGCTGGGCCCACGCCGGGTAGTTGATTCGGGCCGATCTGCTGTCCCGATGACACTTTGGCGTACAGCGCGTTATAGGCGGATGTGGCTGCTTGCTGCGTCAGCAAAGGTTGTATGAAATCCCACTGGAATATCACCTGCTTCTGCTTCGTCTCGCCCGACGTGATGTCCTGCATCGCCGTCAGCAGGCAATTCGTATAGATAAAGGCGGGCGTGGCGACGTTGTAGGTTCCACCCGCGTTGTTATGGGCCTGAAGCGCGTTCTGCAGTGAGGTGAAGTTCGCCAGCTTGCTGTTGTAGCCGCCCGCATCCCTGACCGGAGCGATCATCATCACCGACACATTCAGCGGGTTCTGAATCAGCGCATTCGCGGCGACCTGTTGATTAGCGAAGGGGTACGTCCCGATCGCATTGGATATCAGCGTCCCGCCCGGGATGACGATGTAACGCGCCAGGTAATTGTCCAGGCCGCCGAGAAGCGACGCCGTGCCATTGATCGCCGTGGATTGGCCGAACAGAGAGATGATCGGCATCTGGCCGCCGGCCGCATTTGCCGCAATCCCGCCCACCAGAATGATCGGCGATATCTGGTAGGACATGTCGTAATCCGACACGCCAGAGGGAATCAGTCCCGATGAAAGGGCTTCCGACACAATGGATGGAATGGCGCTCATATCGCCGCCGCGTTGGCTGATACGGCCACGTTGGTGCCGGACTTATTGGTCACGACGAGATTGACCGTTGTCTTGGATTTGTTCGATGCCATCAGCGACAAAACCTTCTGGATCTGGTTCTGCGTTTCCGTCGGCGCAAAGCGCTCCCAGTCCGCACCGTGCTTTTTTATATCCGAATCCAGTGCGGCGGGCTTCCAGTTGTAGGCGGCAATCTCTTTTCGAACGTCTCCTCCGTAGCGCTTGCTCAACTGGGCATAAAGCTTCGCTGCCCCCGTGGAACTCTGCTTGAAGTCGTAGACGTTGTTGACGCCCAATGCAGCGGCCGTTTCTGGCATGAACTGGAAAAGTCCCTGTGCGCCTGCAGCTGATGTTCCTGGGTCCAGTCGGCCTGACGATTCGACCTGCGCTGTAGCTCCAAGCAGGCCCGGTTGCAATGCCTGATTCTTTTCCAAATTTGAAAGGTAGGCCTGATTATTCGGGTCAGTGAGTACGTTACCCGCAATCGCCGATTTTATGGTTCTGGATGGGTTCCAAATAGCTTTCCCCACTCCCACCATATTTTCCCAGACGTCATCCGCAACCCGCTCTACTTTGTCAGTCGTGGAAGCATCTTGGGGGTGAAGGACGCTATTTGCTCGGTCGACTATCCATCCCATCGCCTTAGCTAGGCTCTTCAGGTTATCGACAAATCCTCTCACGTCATCCTTGAAATCCTGAGAACCCAAGTACGTCGCAAATGTGGTCAGGCCATCCTGCATCGACTTCATGTTGGCGTCGGTAAACACGCCATTGATCAGGATTTCCGCATCCTTTTCCAGGTTCGTGATGAAGCTGGATAGCGCACCATTTTTGTTGAGATCGGAAAGCTTGTTGGCGAAGTCGATCTCTAGGTGGTCGCCTGCGTTCTTCAGACTGCGACTGAAGTCATAGAGCGCGTTGATTGAGCTGTTGCTCTGGCTGAGTCCGGGCGCATCGGCCTTGTACGTTGCATAGGCTTTCTCAAGCTCGGAGCGCGGTGTGTTTCCCTGCCGTCGAACATCAGCCAGTGACATGCCGGACTGAGTAAATCCCGTGGCCATGAGGTTGGCATCGGTATGCTGCGATTCCGGCGTGGAGGCCCACCAGTCATGCGCCTTAAGGGCGAGCTGAGCGGACAACGATCCGGCATCTGTACGCTGCACATCGGTCTGGCTCATCCCCGTTGCACGGGCCAGCCAGACGCGGCCGACATAGCTGTTTTGGGCGTCAGCGACGCTGGTCAACGTGCTGCGGTCAATGTTGCGCGAAAGATCGTTGTCAAACGCTCGGTTCTGTCCGGTGGTCAGGCCCAGGGATCGCCCGCTGCGCTGATTAGCCACCGCACTGTTCGCCAGCGCATCGATCCCGAAAAGGCCAGCTGCTGCCGATCCAATACCGATCGCGCCAAGCTTGAACAGGAACTTGCCGATGCCGAAAACCGATTCACCCAGCGCCTTGGCATCTTTCGCCATCGCCTTTAGATTGTTCGATCCGACATTCGAGGCAGAGCCGAACTCGCGCTGTGCCGCGGCGGCTTCCCGCAGGTTCTTTGTCAGTGCCGAAGCGTGGCCCGCCGACTCCGTCATCGATCCCAGGATCGCAGCGGCGGTGACTTCCAGTGCTTCTGACGATTCCGTACTCGCCGCATTGACGGCTTTCCAGTCGTCCGGCATCGCCTCCAGCTTTTCCTTGTACTGCTCGAAAAGCTGAAAGAAGTCCTTGAACTGCGCGTCCGAGACTTCGATTTCAATGACGGATTTAGTGACCACGCAGACCCTTCAGAAGCTCGTGCAGATACCGCTCGCGATACGCGCGGGCTGACGGATGGGGAAAGTCAAAACGCGACAGGGATTCGTTGAATCGCGTCGTCGCCAGTTCGTTCAAGAGGGAAGCGATGACGCCTGGCTCGTTGCGGAAGCATCGGTTTTCGTCAATGTCGGCAAGGAATTGATGAACTCCATAGGCGCCAAGGAGGTGATCGAACCCTTCAAGACCGATGCTGTGCCTTGCATGACGGACTTCCGTTCCGCCTTTCTCGCCAGCGCACAGTTGCATGTAAAAAAAACGATGGCGCTCTCCGTCTCGCGCCAGTCGTCTTCGTCAATCGCGCCGTTGGCAATAGCGGTGTCCACCGGCAGCATGTTCCAACCGGCGCCGCTGGGACAGAGGATCGTGGTCAACCGGCGAATCTCTGCCAACAAGGCCAGAACTCCGCCATCCAGCGGGTTGTTCTCCCCGTCGAACTCGCCTCGCTCCGCCGATTCTTTGCGCCCCTCATCCATCAGCGTGAGCACGGCGATGCGCGGACCCGAGGACACCATGAACAGCGCGCCCTTGCTCATCATGGAGGACTTGGCGGCGGCAATGGTTCGGTAGTTCGCCTCAAACACTTCGCGCGAAATCGGGACGTGGTAGCACGTCGGCCCGTTCTCACTGATGGGAAAGACGAGATTCAGCTTTTCATTGATTTGCACGGTTTGCTCCCTTAAGCAAAATGAATCCCTTGAAAAGACGCTACGGCAAGCAGCAAGGGAACTGCCTTTCGGTTCTCACCTAGCCGTAGCTTCAACTTAGCTGGCGGCCCAGAGTTCGCTGTTGGCGATGAAAATGCCCTTGATCGTCAGCTTGAACACCGGGTCGGTGCCGTCGTAGGCGCCTGGATCGATGTCGTTGATGATCGCGTTCTGGAAGGTCATGGCCGGAAAATTGGCCGAGTCCGGATACACCACGATCGATCCGATATCGCAGAGCAGCTGCGCTTGGGAAAGCCATGCGGCCGACAACGCCTGCGTCCGAAGCAGGCCAACCGAAATAGTCGACATGACGTACGGTTCCGGTGAGGTAACGCCACCGGTGGCTGTTGGAATCAGCTCGCCGAACGGACCACCAAAGGCGATCTTGGCGAAACTCTTGCCCATGTAGGGCGCCGTAATACTGAGGTAAGGCGTTTGGGGAACGACGATCGAGCAGCGAAGCCGATTCAGTGTGCCCTGCGGTACAAAGGTGGTCATTTGTCAGTCCTCAAGGCGCAAAGAAGGTGGCGTTCAAGTTGAACGTGATCGTCAGGAACCCGTTCTGCGTCACCAGCGTGGCCGACAGGCCGTTGTAGATACCCGCGGCGTAGTCGTCCGGGTTGGCGGCGGTGTAGTCGGCGAACGACACGGCGGAGACCACCACGCTATTGGCGCAGCCAAAGGCAACCGCGCTATTGCCCCGGTTCTGGGCAACGGCCTGCAGGTTGTTGATGCCGGCCTGGTCGTAGAGCAGCGGCGGATTGGTATTGGAGCCGTTGATGATCGCGGCGGCCAGATCCTGATGCGCGTTGATGCGGAACCAGTCCAGCCCGTACCATGCGGCCGACTGCTGGCCGTCCATCGTGGTGCCCTTGAAGACGCACGCCGTCGAGATGCCGCCTTCGGCACCGGTGATGATCAGGTTGCCGTAATCGGACAAAATGGCGTTGATCGTGGACTGGTTGCCCATCTGCGCCCATGGCGTGACGCCAAAGACGTAGCGGTACTGCATTGGCGCCAGCTGGTTCGACGCACTGGGGTTGTTAACCAGCCACTGGTAGAACAACGAGGCCATTTGCACTTCGGTGCTGGCCGCCGTCGGGCTATCCACCAGAGTGAACACGGACTTGTTCGGTCCATAGACGGAAAGATTCGCCGCCGTCGTAGTGACGAAGAAGTACGTCTGCCCTGAGGGACTGGCGTATTCAGCCGCCAGCGTATTCAGACCCGCAGCGTCCGCCGCATCCCACGACTTCGGCACAAGATAGCTGTAGAACTGCTGCGGCGAACTGTTGGCCGTCAGCCACGTCTGCAGCGCGGCAACTGCGGCGGTATTGGTCAGGACCGGGCCCAGTTCCAAAACATAGAAGCCGACCGTCTGACCTTGAGCAGCGAACGTGGTCGCGACATCGGTCAGGAAGGCCGAGCTCGGCGGGGTATAGGTACCGGGAGACGTTTCCGAGCCGGGGTTGCTGGTCAGTGTGAAAGTAAACGTGTCGGCACCGGTGACGGTCGCCAGATAGGTGCCGTTGTATGCGGCAGGCACGGCGCCGGCAATGGTGGTCGAAAAGGTCTCACCGGTGGTGAACTCAACCGCCGCCACGGCGGTTGCCGTCACGGTGCCGGATGCCCATGCCAGAGAGGCCAAGGCCAAGGGCGCCACCAGGATGGATGTCAGATCGGAAGGCGTACCCACGTACTGCCAGTGACCGGCTGCAAGGGTAGTGCCTCCCGTAGAAACGGCCGCGCCACTCCGCTGAAGCTGAGACGGCACAGGCGCTCGCGTCACGGTCGTATTGATCGTGACGATGGTCGGTGTAATGGACTGCGCCA